TTCCTTCAGTGTTTTGGTATGGTTGTTGCCCCTTTCGGGAGCCGGTGCCCTCCGGCCGGTGTTGTTCACCAACCCCCCTTTATTAACCGACAAGGGGGTGTCGTGGACGCGTGTGGGCGACGACTACTCACGGCTGAAGTGAGGGCGATCGCGGGGCTTGCGACGCCCATCACCGCCGTCGGAGACCTCAAAATAGTCCTCAACGGTGAGACGGTGCATCAAGAACTCAAGCCAATCCATCAACTGCTGGTCGGAACAGTCGTCGAAGACTGCCCGGCTATGCGGAGTAAGGCCACAGCGGAAGGCCGTGGGCTTGTTGAAGGCGGCGAGGATGACGCTATTGAGCTCATCTCGTCGTGAGCGACCATTGGGGCCTCGCGTGTTGTCCACCCGCTGTTCAGCCAACCACTCCACGCAGATCTTGATGTCTGGCGCAAACCCCTCAACCGTGCGATAGTCGAGGAAGAACTTGTGGAAGTTTGAGAACTCATCAAGGCGCATTCCGAATGAATCGCGCAGCTCGGCGAGCAACGCGGCCTCGAGCTCAGCATCAGTAAGACGCGGCTTCAGGGGCTCCACGCCGAAGCCAGGACCACCGTAGGCGGCGACGATGAGGTCGCCGGCTGCGGTGGCCTGGCCGCCGTTATTGCCACCGGAGAAGGTGATGGAAGCAGAGCCGCTCGTGACATGCACGAGGGCTACAATGCAACCGCCAGACTTGGTGCCAAGGGGATCCTTGTTAGCACAAATACCGGTGGTGCCAGGCGCGTCCTTCGCAGTTTGATTGCGGGGGGTTGCACCTGGCGCTGTGCACAAATTCAGCCAGCCCACACAGTTGGTGAAACCAATGTCGGGCATGGTTGGGATGGTTGCGTCTGAGAGATTCTCATAGTTGTAAACAACGAGGTAGTAACGGGAGTTAGCCGTCGGAGGGAAATTGTACGTGTAAGCGTTGGGCAGGGATCCACCGATGGCGGATGAGACCACGGTGAGGTTGTCACCAATATAGTCCTGGGCGGCGAACTTAACGTTACCGTACCAGGCCCAATGATCAGCCTGCGCAAGCTGCGCTCCCTCGAAGAGCAGCTTGGGCTTAATGAACTCGACGTCGTACGATACCCACAACTCTCCAATCTCGGCAGAGGCCTGCATGCCGACCGTAGCAATGCTGAACTTACCAAGGTCAGTCACACGCTGGTCGCCCTGAACAGGGCCGGTGCGCACGTAGCCTTCACACAAGGGGTTGGCATCGCGTGCGCATTCAACGAAGTGGACGAGGTCAGCAGCGGGCTTGCCGGACACGCCAAACTGCGCGTCCTCCATCTGGATCTTGGTCGTAAACGGAGGGTTCAGCGAGTTGTATTGGGTGGCCATGCAAACAGCACCCAAGGCAGTGTTGACAGAGTTGAGAGCAGTGGCAGAGAGGGAACGGTAGGTGAAGCACAGTCCGTGGAACTTGTACTCCTCCCAGTTCTGAGCCTCCCTGGAGAGCCACGGGAAGGTATTAGCCTGCCCGGGGTTGAGGTCATACGACGTGAGCTGGAACACCGTAGAGCCAGTGACGTTACCAAGAAACTCGCGATGGCAGATGCGAGCGCGGGGGTCCTGGGAGTGCATAAAAGGGGCACCGGTGGCAAAGCTGTTCTTCTTCAGGGAGTAAGACCCGAGTCCGAGGACAGTTGCCACAGGGTGAGCAACTGAGGAAGCAATGTCCCCCAGCTTATCGCCCTTGGCGGCCCATGCCTTCTGAGTCTTGGCGTCTTTGCCGAGGATTTTAGCCAGGGCGGTACCAGCGAGCTTACCGAAGTAGCCGCCAGACCCGGTGATCACGTCACCTTTGCTGCTTTTAGCCGCAGCGGGCTTGCCAGCACGCTTCTTAGCGTGCTTACGCGTCATTAGTATGTACTAGTATATACTTTATATACAGATTTTCGAGCACGCTTAGCGAAGGCTGCTCAGAAAATTACAACCTCGAACCGCGTACAATAGCGGCTATCGCATCGAGGTTGGCCCTAGTGGCGTGGCCTGACCTGGCCCTGAAGGACTCGGTCAGCGAAGCGTGGCGTTCCTCAGTGTAGCCGTTCGCGATAAACTGGCATACACTCTTGGACACGTCGTCCATGTAGATACTCTCTGGTTGTGCGAGCTGATAGTGGTGCTTGCAAAACTCGAATGTGTCCACACGGGCATCGTATCGGATAGAATCGCCGAGTCGTGGCCCTAAGGCCTCGTACCCAGTGAGAGAACCACGGGCCAAGGCGAGACAATCATCACCCATCGCCCAAGCAGACTCGGCCCCTGCATAATATGCATAAGCCGTGGCCAGGGTTGAGTTCATATGCGCCGTCCGCAGGCGCCCGGACGTCATCATACCAGAGGCAAGTCCATACTTGTGGCCTACCTCATAGCACTTCCCGTCGCGGAGCGCGTACGAATGCGTTAGAACCGTGAGCTGATGCGCTCGACGCAGCCTTGCCAGAGCTGCGGAGCCTCCCGCAATGTCGTTATAGGCCTCAACCTCCATGAGGGAAGCCCTATCGACCAATGACCAATCCCACGCCTTGGCGTCGATGGACCACAGGTCATGACAACCAGTGTCCACCATCGCCCGCGCGATTGATGCGGTAAA